TAATATTCCTAATGTAACTCAACCTGAAGACAAAGGTTTAAAACTAAAAGATATACTTGAAATTGATGGCTACGTTGATCGCGATAAATCTCATTGTTTGGATGCTAATTATTTTAAAGGTGGAAATTTAAAGTCATATTTTGAAAAGCACAGAAGACAATTAGTTTTTAACAATGACAAGCCTATTACATCAGAAACTTCTTATAGAAAGCTAACAAATTTAGAGTGCGAAAGATTGCAAACTATACCCGATGGATATACAAGTGGCGTGTCAAACAGTCAACGCTACCGCATGTTAGGGAACTCGTGGACAGCCGATATCATAGCCCACCTATTTAAGGGGTTAAAAGATGGTTAATAAGAGAAATCAGTATAAATGTTGGCGGTTAAACGTGCCTTTTATGCTTAAAGAGGTAGCTCCTACCACCAGTAATATTGCAATAGCCTGGTACGCTTGCAAGAGTACTGATTTATTCTTGATTAAGCTAACAGGCAGTACACCACCATTGAGAGGGAATAAACATGGCTAAAAAACACAATTCCTTGCGTATTAAGAGAGCTAAGAAGTATAAGCAGCTGAAGCTGTTAGAAAAGAAAGCTAGATATGACAGTTCAGATGATGTATTATTGAGTGTGAACAGATTAAAACAATCACTAACGAGGACTTAAAAAATGACTAGAGAAGAATTTTTATTATTAAGATGTGAAAAAATCGAGGCTTATGGAAAAAAGATTGATGACATTGTAAAGAAGTTAGATAAACAATTAAAAGCACCTACAGTCGATATTGATCCACGCCACTTTGATTTCATTATGGAAGATGGGGTTCAAGATGTTATATCGTACAGGGAAGGTGTCAGGGATTGCATGGAAGGAAATGTTTATCAAAGAGATAGAGTCTTAAAAGGTGATTCATCTTATGATATAGGCTACAATAATGAGTACGCACTTGAGCAACTTAAAGATGTTGAATCAAGAACAGAGAAACCAACATATGAGGATTTAGGATGAGTACATATTTAAGTGAGAACGAAAACGAAAAAGTTGAAGATTGTTACAATTATATGATTAATGATCCAGACTGGAGGGCTGATGCTTTAACAATTTTAAATGAGAGAAAACCTAATTACATGTTAGATTGTTTTTTAAATGACTCAGATCCTGAAGATAGTGATCTGTTTCGTGAAATCATTTATGAGTTTTGTCATGAACACCTTAAAGAGTAGGAAGTGAGTTTGAAAAACTAACAATAGAATATTATAAGAATATTTTATCATATTTTTTAGTATAACAATGCAACCAAAAGGACAATTAATGAAAACAAATGACATATCAGCGTTCAGAAAGAATAATAAGCATGATCTTTCTGAGCGTTTACAAGAGTGCTTATTCTATCTTTTACTGGGGTTACCTACTAAAGCTATAGCTGATAAGATGGATTGCTCATTCCGAACCTGTAGACAACATACCAGGTTCGTTTACGATCAATTTGGTGTTAATTCGCACACTGAGTTACTAGCTAAGTTTATTACTCCAGAAACTCTGCAAGAGGAGCAAGAGCGAATGATGTGGAGGGCTTCTGATAATGAAAAAAGATAAGCTAGATCCTACCTGTCAAGCAGTATTGGTTGGCATCTTAAAAGGTTTAAGCAACACTGAGATAGCAAACAAGCTAGGTAAATCAGATAATCATATTCGTATGCAACTCTATAAAATCTTAGAGTATTATGAATTACGTTCTCGTCCTCAGTTGCTTGCAGAATATGTATGTGAGTACGCCTTGGAGTGGGAAACTAAACAACTAGAGGGTACAAACTATCATGGAATTATTTGACGTGCTAATATTGTCTGAATATGAACCTGCTAAAAAGATCAAATCAGGGGTCACAAGCCAAGAGTTTAAAGTTTTAAATAGAGAATGGGATCACATTAAAAATGCTGGTAAAATGCTATGCTTAGTGCCACACTATGAAGAGGGTCTTGATGATGAGTAGTCCACAAAAAGGTGATCCTCTTTATAAAAAACCATGCCCTAAGTGCAAATCAAGCGATGCGAACCAAGTTTTTTCTTACGATAATAAACCTAATGATAGTTGGTGCTTTGCTTGTGAAACATATTTTCCTAGTGATGATAGCTTAGACAAAGTAGTACCAATAAAACAACAGTACAACAAGGTTAGCACAATGGAAATTGAAGATATTAAGAAGTTGCCTATTAGAGCATTAGAAGATAGAAAGATTAGAAAAGAAACTTGTGCTGCTTACAGGGTAAGAGTTGCTTTATCTCAGGAAGATGGTGAAACAATCACCAGTATATTCTCACCTGATACAAGCGAGGGTATCCTGGTTGGTTATGAGCAAAAGCAAGTCAAAGATAAAAGATTTATGTCTATAGGTGATCGTAAGGGCAGTTTAGATTTATGGGGCAAACACCATGCTTCAGCTTGTAATGGTCATAAACTTTATATTACTGAAGGTAGGCTTGATGCCTTGAGTTTATATCAGGTTATCAAAGATCACACTGCTGAGAAGTACAAGCATCTTAAACCATCTGTCGTCAGCTTAACTAAAGGTTGTTCAGGTGCAGTAAAAGATTTGATTAACAATAGAAACTTTGTCGAGTCATTCAAAGAGATCATTTTATGCTTTGATAATGATCAGGCAGGTGAGAAGGCTGTTAAAGAAGTCTTAAAAGTATTTCCAATGGCAAAGGTCGCTACACTGCCTTTAAAAGATGCCAGTGATATGCTTGTAGCCGACAGGGGTAAAGAGTTGTTTGAACAAGCTGTATGGAGATCGTCAGTCCAAAGACAGGGAGAAGTGGTCGAGGTTAATGATGAATTAATCAAGAAAGCTTTACAAAGACCGACAAAGGGATTATCTACTTGTTGGTCTACTTTAGATGCAGTAACTCACAATGGTATATTAAGACCTAATAACATAGTTGTGCTTGCTTCTTATCCTAAAGGCGGCAAGAGTGAGTTTAAAAACCAATTAGTTAAACACATAATCATAGAGCATGGTAGACCAGTTGGTGTTTATGACCTTGAAGTCCACCCAATAAAAACCTTAAAACAGATAGCCTCTAAGTTAGCAAGAACAAACTTCTTGTTACCTGATAATAACTATGATGATAGATTGTTAGCGTCTACCCTAGATAGGTTTAAGGGTAAGCTATTCTTGTACGATCGTACAGGCAGTAGAGATTGGCAAGACATCAAGGCTTGTATTATTGAGCAGCACCTGATTGATGGGGTCTGTGAGTTCTTTTTAGATCCACTTACAGCACTAATATCGAGGTACACTAGCTCAGAAGCTAATGATAAGTTAAATGAGATAATGACTGACCTAGCTGACCTAGTAAACTGTTATCCTATTACAATACTATGTTTTAGCCACGTTAATCCACCCAGTAAGGGCAACAAGAGTCACGAAGAAGGTGGTAAGGTACTGTCTGGACAAATGACAGGCTCTAGGGCTATAGAGAAATGGAGTCATATTGGCTTGGGCTTAGAGCGTGATAGATCAGCAGACTGCCCTCCTGAGAAAGTTAATCACAGTCAAGTTAAGATTTTATATGATCGTGAGTTTGGTACGAGTGGTTCAGTAGATATGTTTTATGATAGTGAAACTACTGAGTATTTAGAACCTAAAACGAGGAGTTGGTGATATGTTAAATCAAAAAACTTTGAAGAAGCACTTAGATTATGATCCTGAAACTGGTATTTTTAAATGGAAAACAACTCTTAATCGTAGAATTAGAGTAGGTGATGTTGCTGGAACTCTTAGACCAGATGGTTATATTCAAATAGCTTTATTCCATAAAGACTATTTAGCTCATCGGTTAGCGTGGCTTTACGTTAATGAGGAATTTCCAAAAGACCACATGGATCATATCAACGGAGTAAGGATTGATAATAGAATAGTTAATCTTAGGGCTGTGACATATACCGAGAATAATAGAAATAGGTCTTTGTCAAAACGTAACACCTCTGGAGTTATGGGTGTTAGTTGGTGTAAACGAGATCAAAAATGGCAGGTTGTAATACAAAAAACCTTCTATGGTAGATTCAAATTTAAGTCTGACGCTATAGCAAAAGCTGAAGAAGTTTACAAAGAACTAGGGTTTCACGAAAATCATGGAAGGGCTTGCAATGACTGAGTATGTATTTGATATAGAGGCAGATGGTATTGATGCAACAAAGATACATTGCATGATTGCTAATGGAGAAGAAGTAAATAGATTCTTCTTTAAAAACCTTACCAGTGATGATGTACTTATCGGACATAATATTATTCGTTACGACATACCAACTATTGAGAGGTTGTTAAATATAAAGATTAAAGCTCAACTAATAGATACTTTAGCTCTATCCTGGTACTTGTTTCCTACAATTAACAGGCATGGATTAGAGCAGTGGGGTGAAAGATTAAAAATCGAGAAACCAACCATTACTGATTGGGAAAACTTAACAAGAGAAGAATATCTTTATCGCTGCACAGAAGATGTCAAGATTAACACCAAGCTATGGGGATTACAGAAGTCTTTGTTGATTAAGATTTATGATGGTGACTACCAACCCTTAGTCCGTTACCTATCATTCAAGATGAAGATGAGTATGCTCCAAGAAAA